TCCATTAGAATATTTGCTATAATGGTATTGGGTGTGATATGGTTTGCACTTGTATTTGACACCCTTAAAAATGGAGAAGAATCGTAATGGCAATTTACAATGAGTGTAAGATTGTTATCAATCTTAACCAATTAGTAAAAGCAAGACCTTGTGGAGTAGATTTAGATGAAGAACATATAGATAATATTGCGAATGATTTAAGAAAGAGAATGACTTTTGATTCTCTTTTTGGTCAAGTTGATCAAGCTATTTGGGACTATGCTGATGATTGCAACATAGATTTATCAGATAGTGAAGAGTGTCAGTCATTTGGATTTCAAATTCCTCACTATGGTGAGACTCGTGGAGATGAACCTGCTAAATCATTTGAAGAAGAGAAGAAACGTAGAGAGAAAGAATTTAAAAAGAATTTTGATATGGTTGAATTGAGATCACCTTCATGGACTATACAAGTTCCAGTAAGAAAAACTAAATGACACTTTTGTTTAACATCATATTCATTATTACTTCCATTCTTTTGGGAGTGGGTGCTGTGATGTTAATAGTAAGAAATATTATTGATATTAATAAACTAAATAATCCGAAGACAATTCTAAAAAATCTTCATCCCGAATTGGAAGATGTTCAAACAGGAGATGAATTAATGACTGTAAATTTTGGAGAAGAAAAAGAGGATCAAGATCCTCTATATAAATCTCTTAAGAATCGTATTGATGAACTTAATGATGAGTTGGACGATGAAGATGAAGATGATGATGATGGTGGTGATGTGGTGGTAAGGGTATGAAAAAATTTACTGAAAGAGAAAAGGCACTTCAAAAACTTCATGAAGATATCCGAAAGGACAAGTTGTTGAAGGAGAAAGAAGAACAAGAATGGATACGTATACAGACCACTGGAGGTGGAGCAGAAACTTGACTTTTAAGTTACTCTCTCCTATAATATTTGCGTAAACTATTACAGAGCAATGACTCTCACTACAAAGTTTAAGAAGGATTTAAACACCTTACGTGCTGCAGCAAACAAAGAAATATTCTTGGATATCAAGAATCCCAAATTATATAAGAAAGTAAAAAGATATTACGAAGGGTTACAATATATTGATCTATCAGGTGAAGACCCTGACGCAGACTATAATGCTGTGATAGAATGTATTATAGAAGACCTTCAAGGGGTTATTTAAATGAATGTTATTATGGAACGGTTCCCATACCGTTATATTGAGGATGGTGTCATTGAATTAAATGGCAAACCAGACTATCGTATTCAAAAATTTAATGAGTATACAAGAAGATATAATGATATGTATCTTCTTGATAATTCTATTCAATTGGATTATGCTTTAGAAGATTTTGAATACACTAAGTGGCTTGACCCTGCAGGGGTTCCTTGCTATGTTGGTGATAAAGGCACTAAATAAATTTACAAAAGAAAAGAGTTATGTCAAAGAGGACTGCATTAGTTTTGGGTGCTGGTGGTTTCATCGGCAGCCATATGGTGAAGAGATTAAAGTCAGAAGGTTATTGGGTTAGGGGAGTAGATCTTAACTATCCTGAGTTTTCATCTACTCATGCAGATGAGTTTGTTACTGGTGATCTTCGTGATGTACAGTTTGTTCGTAACGTATTAGAGTTTAAAGGAGAGTCAGGTAACTATCATAACTCAGTCCCTTATCAATACATCTTACCATTCCATGAGATATATCAGTTTGCTGCTGATATGGGTGGAGCAGGATTTGTATTTACTGGTGAGAATGATGCAGAGATTATGCATAACTCTTGCACTATTAATCTCAATGTCCTTGAAGAGCAACGTAAGTTAACTGAAACTTTTGATGGGGTAGTAAAAGATTATACTGTATGTAACAGACCTAAATTAGATTATCAAACTAAAATATTTTATTCTGGTTCTGCTTGTATGTATCCAGAATACAATCAAGTAGACCCTAACGATCCAAATTGCCGTGAAGATTCCGCATATCCTGCTGCCCCAGATTCAGAATACGGGTGGGA